GGTGCTTTTATTTAGTTGTATATCCCTATACCTATTTAAACCTTTTAACAGCTGACAGAAGTCCTTAAATGCACCTCTACGTAAGTGTGGTATTGATTCAGATACTACGCTTATTTCTTTACCTTCGTTTTTAATAGCATAATCTATAAGTATAAGCAGGATACAAATAGTTTTACCAGCTGATGTACCACCTCTTACAATACGTATCCTTTTATCAAGTTTACGTAGCTTATTTAGTGCTTGTGTTTTTTGTACTTGCATTAATGATTTAGAATAACGTTTTGGTTATCGCTAATCTAAAAATATCGGTAAATCTTCGTTTATAGTAATATCTCTTGTTTCTCTGGGTTTACCAGCGTAATAATTATAGTACAGTTGTACAAATTTAAAATCACCTTTTTCTACACCTGCTTTTAATGCTTGAAATGCTGCATCTTCTAATGGGCTTAATTTCTCTATTAAATTAACCTCATCTGCTTTAGAAGGTCTACCTGCTCCATCTCTTTTTCCACCGTGTGCCATACTTGAAAAAACTTGTTTAATCAATAGTACAATAAAAAAACTAACTAATTGTTAATTGATCCTGATTAATTTGTTCTGTTAACTTCTTTAAACGTTTGTATTGTATTTCATAAAAACCCTCTAAAGAAACTGCTGTTTTAAATTCTTCAGGGTGTGCATTTACAGCATCCTGCAACCTATCGTTTATTTTATTATAAATTCCGGTAATTTGTGTATCATATTTAATCCAATTTGGCACTTGTTTTATTAAATAAAGAACTGTTGAATGATCTCTATTCATTGTTTTACCTATTGCTGATAACGACATTCTTGTGTATTGCTTTGTAAGGTAAAAGTATATTGCACGTGCTTCTACGTATTCACGTTTTCTTGTATCTTTTGTTATGTCAATTTGGAATTGTTGTTCAACTATTTCTTTTATTATTAATGCGCTCATAATTTATTTTTATAATTTATTTCTTTCTATTATTTCTTTAATTGTTAAATATCCTGATTCGTGTATTGCTTTTTGTATTCCTGCACACGCTTCGTAGTGTTCTTCTTGTTCATATAGTTTTATTGTTTCTTCAAGTTCCGATATATCTTTACCGTTTACTATGTCCACTAAAGCAAGTAAATAAAATTCTTCTATTATTTTTTTATTCATTTAAACACAAAGTAATTCTTTTTGAGGTGTAGCACCAACGGTATGATCCCCCACAATCCACCTATTAAACTGATTATTAATATTTATATATAACATTTTTGCCTTTTGTACATCTAAAAAATCCATTGCATTTACCATATAACCTTCTATTGGTTTAATAAATGGCACTACAATTACATATGGTTTTTCTACGTGTTTATGATATTCAAACAAATATGATTTTTGTATTCTTCCCATATTGTCTTTTATATCTACTGTGCTAGAATATTCCCTTGCCTGATTGTAAGTTAGTTTTTTGCCTTCAAATTTACCATTTTTTGATATTATTTTTATTTCGCCTGTTATATTTAAAATATTATCTGCAAATATAAAATCTTTGTCACCTAAATAAAGTTTTTTGTATCCATTAAAATATTCACTAACCGTGCCTTCAAAAAATAAATTATATTGATTTTCTTGTATATTTTCCATTTTAAAATAATTGTGTTTGTTGTTTGTTTGGTTTTTTGTCTTTTAATCTAAGCTCAGCATTACCTGTAGTTTTTCTTATATACATTGTACAATAATCTGGGAAGTTATCTTGTATCCATTTTATTGAATCGTAAACGTATTGTTGTGTTCTTACTTCCTGTAATCCTCCTGGCTCTCTATAGTAATTTGATTTTACTGTTGCATAATCAATTCTTGTTACAGAACCATTTTTAATATATTGCCTTATACTGTATTCGTAATCCTCTCCGTGGTTTGTTTGTCTTTCAAGGTATTTATCGTGTTGTACAATTACACCAAACATAGAAGCTATAATATAACATAATTTTGTATATATACGATTCTCCATAAAATATGGATTTGATGCTGCATAAATACCAAATACATTATTTTTATTTTTAATACATTCATTAAAACCTAATTGTATAATATCATTTTCGAGATCATTAACACGCTCAAGTTTATCGTTTATTTTTATCATAACCGCATCAATATCATCATCAAACATCATTAGGTATGTCCCTACAGTATAGTATTTCTCAATATAGTTTCTTTGTTTTCCTATTGTTGGAACTCCTACTACTATTTTGTATTCATCACCTAATGATTTTTTATATAAAAGTTCTTCATCCTTATCAGCAACAAATACTGTAATTCTGTTTTTATCTATATTATATTCATCTAATAACTTTAATGTCTTTTGTTTAATCGTATTGTGTCTTTTATACGATGGTATTGCTATCTTGTAATCTATCATAATTTTAAATATCCTGTTTGATCCATTTTAATTCTTTGTAATTCTTCTTTTGGTGATTTACATTTATACATATATTCACGATAATACATAACAAAAGTAATCCGTTTCCAATCATCACTGCAATTTTTAAATTCAGTATTTCCGTGCCATTTATGAACATCAACAAATAATATATCTGTATTGTGTAAGTCTAATGCAAGACCATACTCAGGTAATACAAAATAACCACCATCATATGAACCCTCTCGATATATAATTAAATTTCCAAATCCTTCAGGATAATCGCCTGCATCTTTATGTACTGCGGTTTGAAAGTTCTTATTAACAGTTACAGTTGTAAAACTTGTGTTATCTATTATGTAATTTTTATTTGTTCCGTTGGCTATTGCCCTTTGTTTTTTATAATGATCTGGGCATAGTTCACTGTATTTTTTATCTACATATTGAACAAATGGAATACCTGCCTTATATTTATTAAAGTATTCTTTAGCAAATGCGGTTTTTCTGCACACCGCAACTGTTCCGCTACCCGCTCTTGCATCCATAAAACCAACGTTACCACTTTCTACTTTTGGTGATACATCAAACTTTCCCTCAGTTCCATCCTTTCTTATTTGTTTGTGATAACCTCCTGCTGCTATACCCCTACCACCATTTAAATTTATTGAATCTTTAAAGGCATTATATCCTGACTTTAATATATCAAATGGTATTGCATTTTTTCTAAACCTAAATAATAATTGTCCTGTATTAATGTCATAACCATCGCAATCATAATTTATTAAAGTATTCCAATGCCTATCTTTTAAAAATTTACCTTTTAATTTTGCTGATTGTTGATCAGTTAAGATTTTTTTTACTTTAATTGTTTCCATATTTATCTCTTAATGCTTTTAATAAAAAATCACTTAAATTACCTTTTTGTTGATACAACTCACCAAACTCAAATTTAATGCCAACCTTACAAAGTTTTTTAAATTCCTTTAACTCTTGTGTACTAAAGTAAAGTATTGTTGTTGTAATTTCTGTGTTATCAACAGGGCTGTTATCTACACCCCAATCATCTTCAAACAACCTCATAATATACCCCTCATTACATACTGATCTAAATCATTATCTTGTTCAAAAAAGTATTTGTAATTATCTACTGCTTGTCTAAATTTGTTTTCACCTCTTTTTAAAAAGTCATCACTTACATCAAAAATACCTATATCAGTACTTGCCTTGTCAACAATAAGGAAATTAAACTTTTTTTTGTTAAACAGTTTTAAATATAACCACGCTTGTAAATCGTACCCATATTTGTCAGCACTATATTTAAAGGTATTTAAATCTGCTGTTGTTTTAAGATCTATTATTGTGTCACCCTGTATAATATCTGCCTTGCCACGAAAAGGCAAACCTTCTATCATATCTATTGCAGGTACTTCAAACTCACTTTTGTTAAGTAGTTTAAGTGCTGCTTCATTTCTTAATACAGCATCTGATAAACGTTCTGCTGCTTGTTTTTCTTTTGTTAAATATACTTCACCGTAAGTTTGTTTTGCTTCCTTATATGCTTTTGTGTTTTTTGTAGTTGCATCTACAAAATGTAGTTTGTCTATTTTATGGCTTTCAAGTATCATACAATGTACTAACTTACCTGCTGCAAGTGCTGGGCTATCTGAATTAGGATCACCATACTTTAAAATGTTTCTATATGTTTTAGGGCTTTTAAGGATTGTTTTTAATGATGAAGAACTTAAAGCGTATTGCCCTAAATGACCATAGTAAAATTCATCATCATACATTTGCGTTAGTATTTCTTCTTTACCCCAATGGTCACCGTTTAGTAATGTTATCATATTTATATTTTTTGTCCGCATAAAGGATACAATCTTGTATAATACTTTGTGCCTTTTTTTATTATTTTGTTTCTTTGTAATTTAATATCTGTGTCAGCTATAGCATCTATTCGGCTATAATAACCAACTTCATCTCTGTCAGGATTATCAACAAGTAATGTACCAATTAATTTACCATCAACACAATACTCTATATAATATCCTATATCCTTGAATGTATTCATAATTCTATGCTATCTAATATTTTAATAAGTTCTTTTAGTTTGTCGTTTGTGTTATCAGGGTTGTTATTAAGTATGTACCTTGTTAACCCTATTGCATCGCCTATTTTACCAGCGTTTTTAAATCGTGTTTCTTTGTCCATTGTTTATAATTATTTTACTAATATAAACATTTTTTAAACAAATACAATTATAAGCCTAAACTTTTTTTAGTTTCAAGTTTTTCTAACTTTTGTTCAAGTTCTACAATTTTTAATTCAGCTTTTCTTGCACGTTCAACTGCACGTATCTTATCAGCACGGTACTCACTTAAAGATATATCGTACATTTTTTCATTAGTAATATGGTTGTGTACATAAAACCCTACTTCTTGCCACGCAAAGTACATATCATTTAGTGCTTGATTGTCTGGTTTTAGTTTTCTTGATTTAACTATGTGTTCACCTACTAAATTAAAGTTACTGTAGTATTCTATTTCTTTAAGGTTGTTTATTTTTTTGTTCATTGTTTCTTT